TATAAAGTGTTGGTTTCGTTACCCTCCAGGCGGTAATAAATCAATGTGGCGCTACCAGTGGCGCCTTTAATGCCAGGAGTGAAAGTATTAACGCCACTATCAATGGAATTGGTAGAAATTAATTCAACAGTGGTGTCAAGCGACCAGTCACGAATCTTGGCCACCTGACGAATGTCAGTGGGCTGGCCAAGACTGCTAGAAGGCGCAGTGCTATTCGTTGTACCAAAAGACAGGCTTCCAGAACGACCAGTGTAAAAGCTCATGTCGATGAATCGTTAATAATTACATTCTATACATAGTCTATTCTGAGCGACCATCAATTAAGAACAAACCATTTACTGTTTCTGTCAAACCGCGAGAAATCATGGATAGGCCATTGCCATCAGTGGCATGATGCACGGCGCGAATGGTCACCTCCCCTTCTTCATCCATTTGCACTTCCGTCACGCGAAACACTCGCTTTGTATTGACAACGGTGCCAATTACAAAAAGCTTGCCCACGTAATTTTGGAAAGCCCCAAAATCATTCCCTACTCGCGCTTGATTGCTAGCAACAGTAACACCAGTAAATAATCGAGTGGAAGATGCTCCACCATCTGGCGTATACACAAGCATTGAATAGTTTGTTCCATCGGGAATAGTAGTAGTCACCGGCAGGTTTAATTTGCCTCCGTCTTCAATGGTCCCCGTGTAAATACCATCCCATTGGTTGTGGGCCAGTTCCACGTAAATATATGCGCCAGGGAAGACGGGACTATCAGTGGGAAAAGTTTTAAATTCAATGGCACGCTGTGAATAGCGTTTGCTATTGCAAAGGAATTTTGCCATCAAAAGGGCTTGCTGACGGCGCGTAACAAATGTTGACACATCAATCGTCTTGCGAGATGCATTGCTTTCTACAACATCAGTAAATTGTACGTCCACGCTTATATTCTTGCCAAATGTATCTTCCGCACTGCTTTTTCTGTAAACAACAGTGACAATCATGTCTTGCGTATTTTCCCCATAATCAATAAACTCTTCTTTGTACGATTCTTCAATAATATTGCCTTGGTTAAACAATGCAGAAATACTAATCTGCCTGGTAATTGCACCAGTATTTTGCACGTATGGCACAGCCGGAATTAATACATCTTGTCCGCCAACTTTTGCAAGCTCTAACAAACTAAAGCCAGATGTTTGCGCCCAGAATTGGCGCCACGAAACCGGCTCCGCAATCACTCCATCCATGAATAAATTATTGGTTTCACAAAACTTTTTACTCTTTGCCAACTGTTCCAAATCTACGGAATGCACGCTTGCATGGCGGCCAATGCCATCTTGCACATCAAGGACGGTATCAATAAAAATATCTGGAGCGGTATTTGCATAGCCATTGGCTGAGTCCGAAAGATATTGGAAACCAGGCTGTCCCCATGCAATATTATTGACAGTGCCAGAGGTGCGAAGAAGGCGGCAGCGGCGTCCTTGCGTAGCAAACACACTAAAGGAACGCAAGTCTTGCACGCTCTTACCTGAATACATATTGAGCCCAATCAGGCTTAAATTGTGATAAAGCGATGAATAGTTATTAAACGAATCAACAATTTGTTCCGTGACTGCAGCAATTCGCATTTCCGGACCATTGTCAAACGAAAACTGAATTTGGCTGTCCGAAGTATTGCCAAATACGTCCCATTCGTTCAGGCCAGCCGGTTGTTGATTAACAGGTGGGAATAGTATAGAAGTGTTAATTGAGCCAACAAAATTACATTGTGCGCCGGGATATAGCGATGAATTAAGGGGAATGGATAATTGACTGCCAGAGTTTTCTAATATGCAATAAACAGTTTCTCCAGACGAATTAAGAAGATTTGGTTTTGTCGCCACTTCAGCCGCAATGTCATAAATTGGTTCAAATTTAAACTGCCAATTCTGGGCATTGTTTATTCCTGAAGTTCTGCTATTAAAGCGTAGATAGATAAAATTTTCAATGTCTGCGCTTCTGCGAATTACAAAAACGCAAGGCACATACGTGTAGTTACTATCTTGAGTGCGTTTCACTTTTAAAAGAAACATTGCTGTTCTATATTTCAAGCCATTATCAGCACTTCTATAGCCTGAACTGCGTCTTCTGCTTCCGTATTCCTCCTGCCTTCCGCTAACACGTTTAAAGACGCGAGCTTTTAACGAGAAATCAACAATATTGCATGGAGAAATAGTTTCATAAGATGCTTCTTCTATGCGAACAATAGCTTTAGTGTAAAAAAAATCATTTCTATAATTAGATAAAACACCATCCCCCACGATTGGGTTGAGACTAATGTAAGAAGTTAAGGCATTTCGCTCGTCGTTGGTTATATCGCGCTGAAAAATGTAATTATAGTCAGGAGCCCTCCAGCGTTCTATGTATGTCTGGTAACCCCTGCCTGTAAGTCTGCTCCTGGTAGCACTGCGATTGCTATACCCAACAATTCCATACCTAAAAATTCGACCATCATTTAACAATGCTTGAGCACTGTTAATTTGTGGACGAGCATCTTCATTTAGCAAATTATTGGTTGTTGTCCTTACGACTTCCCATTGGCGTCTTCTTTCTCCCAATGGAGTGTTGGTTATGGCATCTTGAGCATTCACTCCCTGAAAATTATTAGTGCCATAAGCAACAGTATGCGCCCTGCCTTGTTCAACTGCTTTTAAATTGACCACCATTGGACCATCAACAATATCCCCACGATTTGCCGAAATTACTTTCAATTTTGTTGAACCAAATTTAAACAAACCAGAATTATCAAAAACAGAAGCAAGTACACGCCGCGAATCTTTCGCCTCCTCATGGGCAAGTCCTTCATCTGCATTCGATGCTTGTAATATTGTAATGGTTACGTTTGTATCGATGGGAATAATTTGACGAACCGTATAACCAGTCTGTTCCGCCACGGACATTTGCACACCATTGATGGCGCTTTCAAAATCACCAGCACTATTTCTAATAAAAATTGAAACATTAATTGGCACCGCTCCATAAATACCAAATGTATTGGCAGTGGTTGGTGAATAGCAATGACTAAAACCATTAGCAGTGGAATTGGCTTCATTGCGAATCACATAAGGATTTTCAGCGGTTCCGCCAACTGTAGTTGGGTCCGAAACGGTTAGTCCATTTAAAGCTGGCCTTACATCGCTATTACGAAGAAATCCAGTGTAATTTTGAGCAAAATAAATCCAATAATTTTGTGCTATTAAATCCCTGAGGGCGGTTTGCCCAAAAGCACTTTTTTGTTCATCAATGCGCCCCATTCCACCAGCGCAAAGTACAAACATTAAACGTACTAATTGACTATTGCCATAGCTTAATACTGCCGACCAAATTAAAGACGTGGCCACGCGCACGCCACCTTCAGGGTTGGCATCAGTATTGGTATAAACAAGATTAACTGGATCACCATAGGCCGCTAATTGCTGCTGACTATCAAAGCCAAAACGAGGGGCAAACACCTCGTCGCGTGTGGCTGCCCCTCCGCCAGAAGACGTGGCACGCGCTTGAGGAGCTTCAACAGGTGGAGGCGCAATAAGTGCCGCCACCACTTGGAAAATAACCCCGACAACCATCAGGATCGCCGCGACAACAGGCCAATTTCTGGCATCTAAAATAGTGCCTTCCTTTACATCCGCATATAGTTGTTGCTGTGCGACAAAATCTAAATACTCTTCCTTAGTAATGCCAAGAGCATCAATTAATTGGTATTCATAAGGAAGCAGTTTGTCACGCTTGTCGCTCATTAATCTGCCCAAAAATAATACTTTGGCCGCACCCTTGAAACAGGCGCTGCTACTACCATCTTACTTGGCCCGAGAAATAAACAATTGCCATCGTCCAATACAACAGCCATGGCAAGCAATGAATTGCCACCCGGCAAGTAAAATACTGCGCCAGGACGTGGTTCAGTAATTTTTTTGCCAAAACTTAACAACCAACGTAAAATTTTCCAAATGGTCAGCTCTTCTTCTTCATAATCTTGATACACCCATGGATAGGAAGCCTCTAAATGCTTAAGGCCCAGCCGTTTTCTAACTTCCATGCAAAGAAGCCAGCAATCAGTGAAGCCTTCACCATCACTTGGGCGTGCAGCATATTGATGCTTTAGTCCAATCAGATCGCTGTAATCAATCATCGCAATGAAACGCTTGCGCTTAACGGCAATAATCCTACAAGACTGCGCGTTAACGAGCGTGCCGGAAATTGTGTTCCTACGCTATCCATTGCGCTTCTAAATCTAAGCTCAATGGTAGTATCAGAAAATGCGGCGCCAATACCAATATATCTTTCTTCATAAGTTTTTACTGGAGCAAAATTTGCATTAAGCCATTGCGTGGTTAAAGCTAATCGACTAAGCCTATTGCCATTGCCCTGTTCAACTAAACGTAGTGCCACTTCTACATTGGGAAATAACACTTGCAATAATGTATTGTCGCCGCCCAAATTGCTAATTGTGCCTTCTGTGCGAAATGGAGCGAAAGAATATGATTGCCCATCGTAAGTCTTGGCTTCGTTGACAAAGAAATTTTGGTAGCGATGATAAACAGTGTTGGGATCGCTGCCAAGAGTGATGGTATCAGCTTGATTCATGCCTGCCAAATTAGCTGCCGTAGCAGCCGTATCTGTCATTGCTAGAAGATCAAAATATTGAACAATTCTTAGCGTGGTCATGGTGTAAATTCAGAGCTAAGTTTGACGCTAATTGTGCTTAAATTTCTATAGGTGCTTTCCACTTGAGGGGCTTCATCATAAAACCAAAGCATTTCAGAAGAACTTCCACTTCCAATGCCAAGTTGTTGTAGCACGATAAATGGCGCTCCAGCTTTTAACTGCCTAGTTGTATTTGTACCAGCAGTTAATCCTGCCAATGCTTCATCGGATAATGCAAAGCCCGTGGAATTACCTAGCTGCCCGTGATAATGGCTATAAATGGCGGCCAATGCGTCTTCGCTCACGTTTTCAAACACTAGTTCTAACGTGGCCCCATACGGACGATTGCCAAAACTTCTGCGAATGGTTTTGCCGGACAAGGAACGATAAATTTTAGTGGGATATTCACCCAGCGTAAAATTACGGCGAGTTGGTTTTAATGATGGAAAATTAGCCATGGTAATTAAATGCCAATTCTCCGACGAGTGTTAGGACTTTGTTGAAGTTTATCAATGGCCAAATTAGCCCCTTGCCGTGCACCATCTCTTGTGGCAAGACTTCTAGTCTCCATCATAGCCCTCTCTAATTGCTCCCTACTTACATATTCCACGTTATTAATGGTAGTGGTTTCAAAGTTCATTGATAACACTGGCGATGCAGCACCACTATTGCTGCTATTATTCATTCTGTCTCTTACGCTATCGCCTTGCATTTGCACGGGAATAGCGCGACCATCGGGAAGGGGAACAATTGCTTCGTTGTATCTTCCTTCGCCCACGAGGCCAAGCGTAGGGCCCTGGACAATTCCACCATTCGCAAAAGCCCTGAAGCCTCCAGAAGCAATGCCTCCATTGGCAAAGCCAAGTCTTCCTGTGCGCTCCATAAAAGCAGCGTTTCCTTGGGGAGTGTAAGCCTCAAGGCTTTGACCGCCTCCTCCCCCGCCCATGCCAGCAAAAATACGAGCAATGCCAATTGCCACATAAGTGGCAATCATTTGAGAAGCGGCCTGCAGCAATGCATCGCCAACGGCCTTAAGGAAAGAAGAAAACACTTCTTGAGCAGTGGCTGTGCCTTGGATGAGTTGTGTGATGCCTTGTGTCATCATCGTGCCAAAAGCATCGCCAATGCCACCAATGGCTGTTTGAATGCCACCAAACACACTCTCCAGTTGCATAGCCCTGGTTTCAAGCTCAGCCATTTGTCGCGCATGTTCGGGCGTTCCCCCTGGTTGGTTCAAAGTGCGCTCATGCACTTGAGCTGCGCTTCCATAAAAACCAGCACTTAAACCTTGCCCCATTACCCCCACTTCTTTTTGTCTTGTATCAAGCTCTTGTTGCAATTTGCGAGTTTCTAAAAGGTCTTTTTCTGTTTGATTTAAGATGTCCAACTTGTCAGCCAAATCTCTAGCCAAATCAATTCTTGATTGGAACAATGGCAAATCCTTTTCGCTTACATCTTGTAATTGACGCATGATTAATAGATCCACTTTTTGGCGCTCAGTAAGTTCTCCGGTGGCATTGGATAGGCCCACCGCCTTGTCTTCAGCTTGTGCAATTTGACGAGTGTAATTTTCAGTGATGTCGAATAAATCTCCCAACACTGCTTTGTTGTATTCTTGGCGTAAAGAGTTCTGTTCAACGCCAAGCATGCGATCTGCTTCGACCTTGGCTAATCCCCTGTATTCTTCTTTTAATTTACCAATATCTTTAATTCTTTCTTTGTGCTGCAAGTCCGCAATTACAAGGCCAACTCTATACTTTTCGCTAGCAATTTGAAGATCCTTTTGCCTTCTGGTGAGTTCAACAGTGGATTCAATTTGAGTCACTAGATTATCCAGTCCTTTTCGCTGAATTGCGATGGCTTCGCTGTTATATTCACGCAACCTGGTTCCCTTATCCGGCTTTCCAGTATCCACTTCCGTGGTTACACGAGGCTCCGGCTTTCCAAGTCCTAATCTCTGGCGTTGCTGTTCTGCTAGTGACACTCCAACCGTCTGGCGCTGTTGTAAATTTCTCAGTTCCGTGCGTAATGGATTAATTTGTCGCCTGATCAAATTTACGTCAATCTCTGTTCTGCCTTGCAAATCAAACCCGGCTTGCTCTAGCTGCATCCTTTGCGCCAATGTTGTTTTGGCCATAGTTGTTCCCCTGGTTCCACCAGTTCGCCTTCCGCTTTGCTCCAATTGATCCAACAGGCGTGCAGCATCTTCTACTCCCTGCCGCTGACGATTAGTGGCATATAAATCAGCCTTTGCAATTTCTACATTGCCAGTTCTAATTGCATCTTGCATCTTATCCATTGCAGCCTTGGTTTTTGCAGCCGCCTCGGCTGCTCGATCTCCAACGGAAAGAAATGCTGTGGCAATACTGCCTAGGGCTACCACTAAAAGCCCAATGCCAGTAGACGCCAGCAATCCTTTGACGGCAGTACCAAAACCAATTGTCGCCACTTGCGCCGCAGTGGCCTGTACTCCTACCATTCGATATGCTGCCGCCAAAAGATTTGCTGCTATAGCAGCTCCTCTTGTCATGCCTTCAATTGTTTTAAACGTCGTTAATACTGCCATCGCGGCAAGAGCCGAAACACGCATGGCAATAAATCCAGCGCCAATTGCTATTAAGCTTTGAATGACTGAATTTAAATTGGTTCCAAGTGCAGTGAAAGCTGGTCCCAAAAGACCGCTAATAGCCCGAACTAAATTAGATACACCCCGTGAAGCCTCTGTCACCTGAACAACAAAAGCTTCTATATCTTTTGTTTGTTTTGCAATGGCCGGGTCTTTAGCGGCTGCATTTAAGCTGCTCAGTTTTGCTTCTAACGCGGCAATATTTTGAGCACTATCTCCAGACGTGCGAGCATCCTGCAATTGTTGCATCACTCTTTGTTGCTCTCCCATAGCCAGTTGCGCAGACATAGATAATTGCTTTAGGGCTCCCGAAAGGGGGCCGAGCAATGCTTGTGCTGCTGCATTCGCCAATGGCGCAAAAGATTCCAAAGTGCGCTGAAAATCACCTTGTACTGTATTTAACAAGCCTTGCAATGATCTTCCAGCCGCTTGCGCTCCAGTACCAAAACGAGTCATCAACTCATCGCTAACCTTGGCAAACACCTCTCTAAAACGTTGACCAACAAACTGACCATCTTCCATGGCTTGGCTAAATTCTTTTACCGACATACCAGCGGCTTTAGCGAAAATTGCCAAAGCACCAGGCAGCACATCGCCCAGTTGCCCTTTTAATTCTTCGCTCATAATTTGGCCCTTACTGGCCATTTGTCCAAACGCATAGATAACACGTTCAGCCTTATCTGGCGTAAGTTGCAATGCAGAGGTGGCTGCGCTAATGCCAGTAAAAAGCTTTTCAATGGAGCCAGAATCGAAGCCCGTGGGCGCCATAGACGCATACAAACGTACAAAGCCTTGCCGGGTGGTTTCAAGATTCAAGCCAAAAGCTCGCTGAACGTTGTCCACGTAAAGCATTTCCTTGGCAAACGTGCCCGTATCTTGCGTAGCCGTTTGCATAGCATTGCCAAATTGCTGTTGACTTTTCGCCGCGTTTAAAATCTGACCGGGCAGAGAAGTTATAAAAGCAAGGCCCTTATATGCAGTGCCATATAGCAACACTTGTTTTGTTGCATTTAAAAATTCACCACTAATTTCTTTCAGTCCACCAATGAACGGGATAGAGGAGGCCCTGAAGCCTTCAAGGCTTTTTCTGGAAATATTTAAAGCTTCTCCATAACGCAATGCGTTTCGCGCCGCATTAACAATATTGGTGGCTTCTATACCTCCACCAGATGGACCTTCTCCGCCAAAACCTCCCCCTGCAAGATAGGGGCGCCTCGGCCCCCTGGGTGGACCGCCAGGGATAGAAGGCGCTGTCATAAACCCTGGAGCGCCGAGCCCACGTTCGCGACCAGGTGGCAATGCCACCTGTCCAAATTGCGCAGCCGTTTCTCGCTCCGCAGATCGCGCATAGGCTTCCTGAGTGCGTCTTTGGAATAATTCTTGCCTTGTTTCACCGGCCCTAGCAAAGCTGTAAGTACTAGGTACTCGCCCGATAGCAGCGGGCAATAAACCAGCTATGCGGGCGGGAGGCAATGCGCCTCTTCCAGTTTCCGCTAAACCAATTCTTACCTCGCGTATTTCACTTTTAATTGCATCAACAAAAGCAAAGGCTGCCTCTTTTAAAATTCGTTTTAATTCCGCACTTAAATCAGTGGGTAAATATTTTTGAGCACCAAAAGCTGTACCGCCAAGGGCCGCAAAAGTAGGACCGGGGGGCAATAGGCGACCACCGCCGCTTCCTCCTCGTGAGGGAGGGACAGTTGATGCCCATGAAGGCGCACCAATTGCCGGAGCCGCTTGAAATTGACCGGCTTGCCTATTGATTTCAGCAGCACTCATGCCACTAGCCATTAAGGCAACGCGAGCAAGGCGATCTAACATGCGGCGCATTTTGCGCGTAGCAGACTGCTCTGCCAACTCCATTGATCTCAATAGGCCCAGCTCAAATCCCTTTCCCGCATCCTCCCCAATATCAAACATCTCCCGAGAAGGAGATTGACTACGCAATGTTTTTCTTAACCCATTAAGAAGCGCATCTCCATATTCGCCAGCAGCCTTGCGAACTGCTGACGTTTGTTTAGAGAATGCATTTAGAAAACCCTGGCCAGCGTCGTTGGCCGCCTGGTTTAATGCCGTGATAATTTTGCCTTTTTCTTTATTTGTTTCTTCGTTAAAAGAAATAAGCCCTGCCTTGGCTGCTGCCGCATAAATTTTTTGAATATTTGCTGTGTCTAATCCAGATAACTCCTGGCGAAAAGTGCCACCTTTTCGTGAGATTGTTCCACCAGCCCCCAGCGAAAGCTTGGCCATCTCAGAGGCCAATTCTCTTGCATTCTTAATTTCATCCTTTAAATTTGTTTTTATTTCTAAGAAGTAATTTCGTCGTCTAATATTTGTCCCCAATGCATTCAGTTCATTCTGAACGGAACGCCGATCAAACTTCACTTGCACGGGCATGTTGTAGCCCGCTGCAGCTTGCCCAAGACCTGCTAGCTGTTGCCGAAAAAAGGCAAGGTCAAGACTTACCTTAAGCCTCAGTTCGGCGTCTTGAGCCATCTTGCTTATCCAGATACTTTTCCTTTCATTCTATAATCATTCCCCGTTATTACGACCAGCAAACGATTTTAATTCGTCAGCCATTAAAGCAATCACCCTCCCATCCATTCTTCTTGTCTTCATTAATTTTTGCAGGACAAGCAGGCTTGCATCCGTTAAGCCAGTCTCTTTTCTAACGCTCTTTGCGTCAAACGGTAGAAAGTCTTCTGGCTTGATTTTACTTTTCTTGCCAGCCATCATGCCAGCAACCATTGTTCCCATCTTGGCAATGGCTACACTTTGGATGTTGTATTTTGCCACATCGTGCTTGTCCAAATATTTCAACGCAGCCTTCACATCGCCAATTTTTTGACGACCAAAATTCCTAGATGACCATCTTTCGTCTTTTAAATCCGAGCTAGAAAGTCGAAAATAAATATCATTCCAAGGCGTAAGCCCACGCAACACTGCGCGGGCCTGAGCTTCAGTGCGCTCTGTTACTGAGGACCACTCCTCTTTGTTGCTTTTTTTGCGGCTGTAGCCTCCTTCGTCTCCGCTTCTTGTTCAGACGAGATAAATTCAACCATTTTTGCAATAGCCTTGCGTGGCAATGCCTTAGTATCATCAATCTCCCAATCGTCAAGGTCTCGCCATTCCCCTTCAACCATGCCCTGCCCTCGTGAGCGCATAAATGCAGTGACCATACGAGCGTTAGTTGCTTCTACGGAAGTGCCGCTTGTAATCATGCTGAGCGTTTCTTCCGTATAGTCGGCAAGCAGTTCGGCCTCAGTCAGTGTGCCGCCGCCCTGCAAGAGCGCAAATGCCTCATCCAATGGAATGTCTTTTGCATTGGCAATACGCTTGGCTAATTGCACAGCGCGAATGGTGGCCTGACTTTGAAGTTTGCTAATTTCTTCTTGTTCAATTGCTTCCGCAACCAGCCAACCACCATACCTCTTCAAGCGAATGTTGGGAAGAAGATCAAAAAACTCCTCTGCCTTGGTTTCCAGAAGAAAGCTGTACTTGCTCATGATCTAGCACGTTTAACAATGCATTGAATACCTTCACCCTTTCGCTACCAGAGCGAAATTCCTTAGGTACGTCAATCAGCATTGAATGATTTTCGTTGCCTATTCTAATGGTCTCCTCTCTGCAGGAAATAAGACACAATATGCCTGCCTCTAGCGCAGCGCCGTCTAATGTGCAATTAATTGCATGCACAGTTTTATCGTCGCTCCACAAATAATCAATTTGCATCAACCCAGCGCAGCTTTAATGCGGCGCTTTAGCGCCTTACTTACCACACTACTCTGAAATTTTGCGGGCACATAAAGATCGTCTGTCCATGGTCTTGGCTCAAGATTTGTGCCAAGTCCTTCATGCACATACATGGCATAGGCGCCCCCGGAATCATTCCTCGCATCCCAGTTCCACGATGCAGTAATGTCATTGGTTCCTTGTGTGATTTTGAAGCTTTCCTTGCCGCTCTGATAAAGCGTGCCTAAATCATAAATATTGCGAACAGTGCCAGCACTTTCTCCGCTTTTACGTCTGGTAAATCCTGGATATTGCCACTTGTCGTCCTTGAATTGATCCTCAAAATATCCATCATCTAAATCTTCGCTAGCCCAAAGCTTAAACGCTTGCTCTAGCTTGTTGACAATATTTTCTGGATTAATAAATTTTCCGCCAACAATAACGCCGCTCATTCTGGGAACAATGTACGGAGGATGGTGTCAGACACGACAAAGCGACAACGCTCATACGCTATGTCGTCGCCAGGAAAATATCTGGGCGCAGAGTCGGGAAATCGCCTAACCATTCTGTCCATTGCCAAAGCAAGCTTGTCAGAATTTGGCGTGTATTGCACCATAATCACTTCCCATTGCTGACTCATTTTCACTGCTCCGCTCAATGGCGAAATAGGACGCAGCTCTGGAAATTCGCGAATGGTAGTTTCAAGACCAGTAACCTTCCATTCACTTGGAACAGACTGCCTTCCCACCACATAAATAGCAGGAAGAACCGTGCCATTTGGCAATGTATAGTCACCAGTTAGATCAGGAGACTCCGTAAGCAATTCAGTAATTGCTTCTCTAAGTTGAGAAATGTTCATTAAAAAAGCCTCCCATAAGGGAGGCTAGCAAGAAAACAATGGAAAAGTGATCAGCTATTGGGAGCAGTCGGGATAATGCTGCCATTCTCAGAAGCATTTTGATGGATGCCAATGCGACCACGGCTGATCAGATCAAAGGTGCATTCCACCAGATTATCAGCAGGATAGCTTTCGTTATAGTTCATCACGCAAGCCGTGAAGGCCACGCGATCATAGTAATAAGTGGAGCCAGAGACGCCAAGCTGCTTGTTAATCTCCACGTATACTTCGTGGTTCTTGTCGTAACGGCTCTTCGCAATCACCTGGAACGCTTCATCAAAGCTGTTTGGGATGAAGGTGGTGCCGTCTACGTCCTTCTGGAAATAAGAAGTGATGGAAGCAGTGGCCTGAGAGGTGACAATCACGCTATCAGAGAAACCACCACCGCCGAGCAGATAAAATTCGGTGTTGCCATCGTTGAAGGCAACAGAAGCTGTAGTAGCAGCTTGCAGGGTGTAAAGCGTCGGAGCACCACTCACGGTGAAGGTGGCGCCGCTCTGGGTGATAGCAGGACGGGTGGTGCCGTCAATAGAGCCAACGCGCACAATCACGTCTTGGCTCTTTACCAGTTCAGTGGGATGGTAGAGCATGAGAGGAAATCCTCAGCAATGGAAGGGGGAGTGATTAAGCGTTGTCAACGCTTCCTTTGCCAATTAGTCTAAAAATACCCCTAATTGGCGTGCCGAGGAACTGCCAATAATGAATAGCAATTTCCTCGTTAGGCAATAGTTCAAAGCGACCTTCTCTTCCGTTAATTGTTGCCTGAGCAGAATGTCCAGGCGTAATTCCAGAAAGCGTGAGAGGGCTTGTTAGTCTTCCTTCCATGTACACCGCTGTTTGATCAGCCCCAAGGAGATAATCAAAGCGTGGATTTTGCCTCTGCCTTAACGATGCATAGTAAGTAACGCCCGTCGCAGCAGCTACATAGTTGCCAGTTTCGCTATCGAGCACATACCCTGAAGCCACATACCATACCAATGTGGCATTAGCTAATGGCTCCAGGAGGTTGCTCATATAACGAAACCAACGGCAGTAGACGGAAGAGAATTTAACAGTCGCTTGAACTCTTGACCATATTGTGAGGCATCGAGCCCCTCGCCATACACTTTCCCGTCTGTGGCACCAATTTGAATGCCCATCTGCGCAAGTTGTACGGCAATAATATGAGCAGCAAGAAATTTAACTGCTCTGTCCGTTTGATCCGCAAATACGTCCGAAGAGGCGTCATAAGACGCCTCCGTGATAGCCCCATTCACAATGCCTGATGGATGGGGCGTGAATTCAGGAAACCGTTGCAAAAAACTTGCGTAGGTGACAGCCATGATCAAGCTTTTCCAATACGAATGGCTTCCATGCGCTTGGCAATAGCATTTCTCACGCGAATGCGCCCTTCAATCTTTTTCCAATCGGCTAGACGATCTGCATCATGGATGAGTTCGATGGCGCGAATGGATTGAGTGAGAGGAAGCTCACTAAGGCTCTGTACGTTTTCAGGCAGGTCTTCAACCATCACCTGTTCCCGCATTTCCTCAATGGCACCAATGGCAAGAAGTTTCTTGACAGTAGTGTTTTCCTTCGCCTCTTTCCAACGATCATCAGGAATGTCCTGATTTAGCCCTGGAGTAAGTTGAATAAGTCCACTCTTAGTGATAACGCCAAAGCCAGCATCACGAGGGGGATTCTCAAGTTCAGGGCGGTAAGCAATTAACATTGTTCTAAATAAACAATCGTCAATAGCTTAACGCCCCTCAGCTTGATTAACTATCCTCAGGCGTTGGCCTGAACGTAAATGACGCTCTTGGGATAGTACAGAGCCACGCCACCAACGCGAGCATGGGCGGGAACGATGAATTCCAGACCGCGCTGTTGAGGGGGGAACAGCTCCAGGGGTTGAGGAATGTGCAGTTGCACTTTCTCGGGATCGCGCTTGTAAACCACCATACGGT